TTTGGAGTTCTCAATCAGAAGAAGTTCTTGATGCAACTGCACTGATTCGTGTGATGGAATGTACAAATGGATGTATTCAACATGCATTTAGAGATGGTGATCAAAGAGCACTTTCGATTGAGCAGAGTCGGGAATGTATGAAACTGTCAATGGGAACAATTAAAAATAAAGTTTTGCCTCTTCCAGATGGGACAGAGATTGTATTGCCAAAAGAGTGTCATGGAATTATGAATGAGGCAAGAGATCTTTATGTTCGTGGTTTCAAGCAAGGAGATGAGGAAGCACTAGAAGAATTTTTTGCATGTTCTAAAGCACATTTCAAAGTATTGGGGAGAAAACTTATTGATGAGAAGTTTAGATTCTTCAGTGAACATTTTGAAGAAGTTTTTACATCCTATTGGATTATGATGGGAAGAATGTATATCTATGGTATGGGTGAGTTTGTATGAATCATAGAAAACGGAAACAAGCAGAGAACGCAAAAAAACCTAAGAAAGAAAAATATAATCCTTATGAAAATGATCCACCCGATTCAGTTTGTCCACACTGTGGTGAAAAGGGTAAGGCATGTTCTTATGTGAATCAACTTGCCAGAGCATGGGCAAGGGCAGCATGTCAACATAAGAATAAATAATTGTAAGACGCAATCTTTTATGCCTCTCTACAATTCTCCTCAAGCCTATGTCTTTAACCTCCAAACAACGAGTTCTGCAGAAGCAAAAAGATTATGGAGGTCAAAGATAAAGGAAGAATGGGATTGGGAGTGTGCCTATTGTGGGTCTGATAAGAACCTCACAATAGATCACATCGTGCCAAGAGCAAAGGGTGGAACAGATTTCACGAAGAATGTTCTGTGTGCCTGTCACGAATGCAATCAAGATAAAGGATATGCTCCTGTGGAAGATTGGTATCTTTCTCAGGAGTTTTTTGATGCTGATCGATATGAAAAAATTAAAGATTGGATGAAACCAGAACCGGTAGCAAATCTTTATCGTTATGGATCAAGACGTAACAATGCATCTTGATCTTTTTATAAATATATCAAAAGGATAGTATATACTATCCCGAACCGGTACATACCGACAGAAGAATAAATGACCACTCCGATTAGGATAAAGAGGTCAGCTGTTGCTGGCAAAAAACCAACAGAAGAGCAGTTACAGTTAGGTGAATTAGCTGTTAACTTTTATGATGGTAAGATTTTCCTTAAACAGGATACTGGTGGTGTTGGTGTAGGAACAAGAGTTGTAGAAGTTGGTGCAGGCACAACAACTTTTGTAGGTAAGACTTTATTTGTCACTCAAAATGGTAATGATAGTAATAGTGGATTGGATGAGAACAATGCAAAGGCAACTATTAAGTCTGCCATTGCTGCAGCAACATCTGGAGACACTGTAAAAGTATATCCAGGATCTTATACCGAAGACAATCCAATTAATATCCCTGATAATGTTTCTATTGAAGGTACTGAACTTCGTCGTTGTTTAGTATCACCTCAAAATGTTGGTAGTGATTTATTTTATGTCAGTCAAGGAACTCACATCACTGACATAAGTTTTGTTGGTGGTCCAATGACAAATGGTGCCGCAGTCATTTCTTTAAGACCACTTTTAGGTGTTGCATCTGATAGATTCTTTGATGCTGCAAGATTAATTCGTCAGAACTTGGACTTCATTGCACATGAGGCAGTAGGATATCTTACGAGTACTGATTATAAGAATCCTCCTTTTGAATTTGAATATGTTTTACCTGAATATTATGATCCACTTACAGATGACGCACGAAATTGTAGGGATGATATCAAAGATATTTACAGAGCAATCTGTCATGATATCACAAGAGGTGGTAATTCCAAATCGGTAAGAGCAGGTAAATTATATTACTCATCTGAAGGATCACTTCAGCACATAACTGGAGTTGATGAATCTGGAAATTATAGTATAAAGCAAGCTACTATTGATGCAATTGATTTCTCAGTTGGTATTGCTAGATCATGTATCAATAATATTACTTGGAATGGTGGGTATAATAGTTCAGTATATCAAGTCAAGGATACAAGTATTCAACGAGAAGGTGGATCTTATGATGTTGGAAACTGTGCAAATGTTCACTCTGCAGTTCATACTTGTGCAGGTATTGTTACAACAATTATTGATAATGGACTCAGTGCTTTAGGTGGAGCAGGTATTAACACAAATTTCCCTGGGAATAATGGAGCAATTAATTCTGGTATTACAGATGCATCTTTAAGTCCATTGCAAGGTACAGGTGTTATTACTAAAGGACCTTACATAAGAAACTGCACTAACTTTATTGCAGATAGTATTGGTGCAAGAATTGATGGATTTAATGCTGATCCTGGAGATCATGTAGACAATATTGGAGTTCAAGGTTCATTTAATGTTGACTCATATACCCAATATAATCAGGGTGGTATTGGAGTTTCGGTTACAAATGGTGCTTATGCTCAATTAGTTTCTATATTTACTATTTGTGATGACACTGCAATTTATTGTTCTAGTGGTGGTCAGTTAGATTTAACTAACTCTAATACTTCATTCGGAACAAGGGGATTAGTTGCCGAAGGTGTTGGTGATGAAACAACAAAGTGTCTTGATCGTTACACTGGTACAGTAACTACAACTGCGGCAGTAAGTCAAAATCAAGTTGCTATTTCTGGAGTTGGTAATAATAGACCATATCAAGGACAGGCACTTTTCTTTGATAAAAAGTATAATGTTGTTAGTGAAATTGTCATTGATACGGCAGGTGAAAGTTTTACGTCTCCTCCTACTGTGGTAATTGATGGTCCAACTGGCCCTGGTGTTGCATTACAAGCAACTGCAACTGCTACCATTGAAAATGGTAGAGTTACTTCTATTACCATGAATAATAATGGATCTCAATATGAAACTGCTCCAAATGTTACTTTACAAGGAGGAGGTGGAATCAATGCTACTGCCACTGCAGTTCTTGAACCAATTTATTATGATATTTTAGAATCAACTCTACCATCTGCTGGAGTTAGTACTGTCACTCTGTTACAAAATCTAAATAATGAAGTTGGAGTTGGAAGCACAGTATTTTTCTCTAGACAAAGTTTGCAAAGTGTGAGTTCTCATTCTTTCCAATACGTTGGCTCAGGAAATAAAATTGAGAATGCATATCCATCGAAAGGTGGTGTTACTATTCAGGAAAATGAAGTTATTGAATCTAATGGTGCTAAAGTATTTTATACAAGTACAGATCAAAATGGAAACTTTAGAATTGGTAATAGTGTAACAATTAATCAGGCTACAGGATCTATTACAGGACCTGATTATAACAGGAGTTTATTTTCACAAGTAACACCATTCATTCTTGCATTAGGAGGAGATTAATCAAATGGCAGCTGCAGCAGCACAAGTAAATTTATTCAGAACTATCACAACAGTGGTTGGAACAAGCACTGTTGGAATTTATACAGCACCAACAGGATATACCGGTGTTGTTCTTTTAGCACAGGTAACTAACGTTGGGTCTTCTACTCAAACAATTAGTTTTAATTATAGAAGGAGTGGAACTGACACTGAAATTGTTAGGGATCTAGCAATTCCACCAAATGATACTGCAGTTCTTGTACCTGGAAAATTGGTAGTAGAGACTAATAATAGTTTATCTATTGTTGGCAGCACTGCTACTGACTTAAAATTTATTGCAAGTGTTTTAGAAACATCAAACCTCTAATATCTTAGTAGAAAAGTAAAATGGCAGCACCAATTAAGTTCCTTAGTGGAAGACAACAACAGCAAAAAATAGGTGTAGAAGGAAGTACCCAGAACGAAAAGGTATTGGAGGTTGTTGGTCAAGTAGGTATTGGCACGACTATTTTTGATACTGATGCATCTTTAACCGTTAGGGGTGATGCAAAAATTTCTGGTAAGTTGGATGTTGGTGATATTGGTCTTGAAAATTTAAATATTTCTGGTATTTCTACTTTTAATCAAGATGTTGATGTTAATTCTAATGTAGATATTTCTGGTATTACTACGATACACACCGGATTTGGAACTGTTCATATCGGTGCTGGTATTACTGCATTAATAGTTGATGGTGATACTAGAATAACAGGAGTCATTAGTGCTTATAGAATTCATAGTGATCTTCACGGTGAGTTTACTGGATCATATGTTGCTGCTGACTCATTAGTTGGAACATCATTATCTGTTTCTGGTATCTCTACACTTGGAATTACCAGCATCACCGAGTTAACTTCTCAACAATTAAATGTATCAGGAGTTTCTACTCTTGGAGTTACTACTGTCACTGATTTAACTGCACAGAATTTAGTTATATCTGGTGTAACCACAACTAATGGACTGCTTGATATTGATGGTGGTGCCCAAGTAAATAATCTAACAGTAGAAGGTTTATCAGAAAATAGAATTGTTATTGTTGGTTCTGGATCTGTAATTGAGGATGATACAAACTTAACTTTTGATGGTTCTTCTCTTACTGTAGGTGCTGGACTATCTGTTTCTGGTATCTCTACACTTGGAATTGCTAGTGCTACTGACTTAACTTCTCAACAATTAAATGTATCAGGAGTTTCTACATTCCAAGATCATGTTGTTCTTACCGGTGTTGGAAAATCACTAGTTGTTGGTCCTAGCAACGATCAACTTTCACTGGAACATGATGCTGATGGGTCAGGACTTATACGACAAAATAACGAGTTATCTCTTTTATCACCATCCATACAAATTGGAAATTTAGATGCAACGAAG